GAGAAGCGTTCCGAAGAGGTTCGCGCTCTCGGGTTGTTCCCGGACGAGCACATCTCCGAGAAGGCCGAGCGGTGGGCCAAGTACTCGGANGAGGAGTTCGCCTCCTTGCTCGAGGACTGGAAGGCCGCCCGTGACACCTCCAAGGTGGAGGGCTCGGTCGAAACCGCTTCCCGCTTCAACGGCTCGTCCGAGGGCGCGGGAACCAAGACCGAGGAGCCAGCGTCCGCGCGTCGCGCGGTACTTGGTCTCTGATCCCCACCCAGAGGAGGTGAGTCATGGGTTACTCCCGGAACTTCGGGTTCCGCAGCTTCGAGAACATCGTTCGAGGGGCTCGGAACGCGATCCCTCGCGATAGTGAGGACCTCTGGGTCATCGGTACGGCCCTCGTGGTCGACACCGATGCGCAGGGGTACGTCCGCAAGCCGACGGACTCGGAGGCACCGCATCCCGGATGNGGCGTCTTGGTCTACGAGTTCATCCAGTACAAGGGCGACGACCCCTACCTGATCAACCCCGCCGACAAGGACGAAGTCCCTGCTGGTGAGTACGTTCAGGTGGTTCGGGGCAACGGTGTCAAGGTCTGGCTCAAGAACACCGAGGACCGTCCGCTCTACGACGGCCGCCCGGTGACCGGACGCTCCATGGTTCTCGAAGAGAGCGTGGGCGGTTCGGGCGATTTCGACACGGCGGTCGTGCCCGCAGCGGGCGCGTACCTGACCCCCATCGACGACGGCTTCTGGCAGGTCGGAACGGCGGCGGATGGCTGGCTCTGGGTTGAGCAGGCCGACGCCGACTCCGGTCTTGTCGAAGCTCGACTGACCTTCTGAGGAGGGCTGACATGAGTGCCACGAAGAAGTTGGTGGACGCCCTCGGTCGGACGGCGGACGAGCGGCGCGAGATCAACGAACTGATGGAGGCCGCCAACCAGGAAGCCCAGGAGAACTGGGAAGATCCGAAGTGGCGGCAGGAGTTCGCGGCTGAGCTCACGGAGTCCATCCTGCTCGGGTTCGAGTACGAGACGGTCCTGGACCGTTTCATCGAGGTTGAGCGGACGGACTTCAACGGCCGCATCTTCATCCGCGAGGCCACCGGCCTCAAGGCGTTCTGGATGGCCCGTGGTGGGTACATCGAGGCGTCCGAACTGACGAGCGAGACCTCCGAGGTCCCGCGTGACATGATCGGTGTCCACGTCTACGAGTTCGAGGACAAGCTCATCACGAGCTTTGCCGAGACCGCGCAGACGCTTCGGGACCTGGCTGTCCGTCGGCTCGATGCGGAGGTCAACCGTCGGGTGCTCACCCTCCTCCAGGAGGCCGTGCCCACCGGGTCCCCGTACTTCCACTCCGCGCCTGGTCTTGGCAAGGCGGCGCTCGACAACGCCATCCGTGGCGTGCGCGACTCTTCCCAGAGCGGGGAGGTCACCATCGTCGGGCGTCCGACCATGACCGACCAGATCATGGACTTCGATGGCTACGCCGACGAAGCCAAGGAGGAGATCCGCCAGCGCGGTGTCCTCGGGCGGTACAAGGGCGCGACCATCGTCTCGCTCAAGAACTACAAGGACGAGGAGAACCAGCCCTACATCCCGGGCAACGAGTTGTGGGTCATCTCGCGGGACGTGGGCAAGTTCGCCTTCTACGGAGGCCTCAAGTCCAAGGAGTTCGTCGAGCAGGACAACTGGTACTGGCACTACCTGGCACGTCGCGACACGGGTGCACTGATCCACCACCCGGAGCGGTCACGTCGCGTCCTGGACTCCAACCAGAGCGCGTAGCTCCAGCAGCACCGAGGAGGGTCCCTTCGGGGGCCCTCCTCCGTTGTGAGGGGGCGCTATGTCGATGTCCCTAGTGGAAGCGGAAACGGATGAACTACTGATCGGAGACGGATATGCCGAAGGGCGCAATCACGACATCGACCGTGAGTTCGTGGAGACGTGGCAGAACGTCTCCGAGGGCACCTACTACGTCATCGAGTTCGATGCCCGCAATGACCCCACGCAGGTCCCTGTGGCGGGCGGGCGCGAGTTCAAGCTGACGACCGAGGAGCGGATCGTCACCGAGGACAAGTGCCTCGAGGCGAAGAACAACCCGTTCCGCAACGGGGCCTTCCGCCCCCTGACGGTCCCCGACGATTACCAGCCGGAGCGCAACCCGAACGCGCTCGCGAACGAGCAGATCGAGAAGATGTTCACGGCCTCGGAACTCGCGTTCACCGAGTTCCTCTCGGGCATCGACTCCCCGGCCACCCTGCGCCGTGCCATCGCCCTGGGTGAGGACCACGACGCCCTCACGATGAAGCGGATGAACCTCATCAAGGATCGCTTCCGCGAGGTCAACGGAACTCCCCGTCATGCGATCCAGCGCGACGAGAAGGAGTATCGGACGATCCCGGCCGGGTGATTGGGCCAAAGTTTGGCCCAATCCATCACTCCGGTTCATGCGTCGAAGCCTGATGTGGAGGTGACCCGATGGCCGTGGACCTGAATGATTACGTCGAGGTACTGAAGCGCGAGGTGACCCCTCTCGGCCAGGACCTGTTCAGCAACGTCGGCGACGAGACCTTCGTGGGATACCTCGCGGATGCTCTCTGGGAGGCGATGCTGGACGGGCTCGTCGACCACAAGTGGTCTGCGGACGAAGATGGGCTCATCCCGGACGTCGATGGCGAGGCCTTCCCGCGCGAGTCCATCGCCCTGTTGGTGCTCTACTCGGGGATCAGGATCTTGCGACTACGGATCTTGAACACGAGCACGCGCTTCAGCGCCAAGGCGGGTCCGGCCGAGTTCACGCAGGAGCAATCTGCGAACGCGTTGACCGAGATGCTCAAGAGCCTCGACGACATCAAGAAGCGCCTCCTCAAGGAGGAGGACATCGAGACGGTCTCGTACCTGGTTGACGGCTACACCGTCAGGCTGGGCCTCTGATGGCCGGGACCAACCCCAACTTCAACGCTGCGGAGGTGCGCGACGCGTTGCAGTTCGCGATGCGGATGGGCTCCCCAAACCGCGTCCAGGACAAGGCGACCTTCTACTTCAAGCAGACGCGCGTCTGGAAGGACGGCAACGGCGACGTCGTGCTCAACCCGCGCCTCGACCAGGACGGCAACCCCTTCGACCCCAGTCTCACCCTCGAGCTCGAGGGCAACGATCCTGTGGTGCTCGATGAGGTCGCGGTCGAGTTCTCCATCGCGCGACCTGAGGAGCTCGAGGTCGGGTCCATCAGGCCAACGCGTGTCGAGCTCACCATCCTGGACGAGCAGTGGAACCAGATCGACACGGCGGTCGAGGTCTCCCTCCAGGGCGGGTCCCGCTACTACATCTCCTACGAGAAGCCCGTCATCGGCCTGTTCGATATGGACGTGCATCAGCTTGTCTGCTTCGCGAAGGAGGAGAGTTGACCACGCAGCCCTACGTTCGTTGGCGTCCCCGGATGGTCCGCGAGGCCATCCTCGATGACCTGCGCGCCGTGCTCCTCGAGCAGGGCTGGATGCCCGGGACCCCCTACGGGTTCATGCATGGCCACCCCTTGGTGCTGACCGAGGCGTGGCCCGAGGAGGCGGAGTACCAGGGCGAGAAGATCGCCAAGAACACCCTCGCGGTGGACCAGGGCGTTCCCGGAGAGCCCTACCACCTCGGCATGGGTGGTGGGCCTATGGGGCGGGACTACCTGTTCACCTACGCCTTCTACGCGGTGAACGATGCCACGGCCTCCGCGCTCTTCCAGGACTTGAGCGACCGCTACTTCGGGCGCAGGACCAAGCCGACGGCAGGTGACCCGGAGCGCTACCCCCGAATCATCCCGCTGATGGACTACTCCAAGGACCCCGCGCTGTTCGTGGTCAACATGGAGATCGAGGCCTTCCGGTTCAACCGTTCGGTGGACCAAGTCGCCCCAGGCTTCGACCTCTACTTCGCCGAGCTCGTCGTGATCGACCTCATCGATGATGAGGAAGAGGAGCCGGAGTGAGCGTCCCGATCCGTCGGTTCCTCGAGGCGCGTCGTGGGCGGGCGCTCGGTGCCATCCTGGGGTACGCCGAGGATGCGCCGTGGAACAAGGAGCTCACCGAGGAGGAGTGGCAAGGGCTCCGTGGTGCGGTCATCAACGCGCTCAACGGCTACCACGAGAGCGTCCTCGACCTGCTGAAGTCCGAGACGGGGGTCGTGCGCAACGAGCTCGGGGTCGAGGTTCTCGAGCGACTCGACGCCTTCCTCGAGAACAACGGTCACTGAGTCTGGACGCACGTCCAGTCGATGGAATGTCCATGAAGTTCACCTGGCGCGTCAAGACCCGGGGCGAGGGCCCCTACCAGCGCCTGCTTGCGAACATGCCGAAGCTCCAGGAGAAGAACGCTCGGTTGCTTCAGCAGTCCTCCGACGAGGCCACCAAGGTCTCTCGCGCCACCTTCTCATCTCGGCGTAGTGGTCGCCCGTTCACTGCACCCCGTCCAGGTCGTAGGACCACGCGGGGGCAACTCGAGAATCACATCGTGTGGATCGATGGCCTCGAGCACGTGTTCCTCGATGAGCAAGAGCTCGAGGATGCTGCCCCGTACTACCTCATCAACGAGGTGGGTTCGGGGCCCAAGGGTGCGGGGATGCGTTCCCGTCACGATGCCCAGGGCAACATCACTGCTGACCGCGTCGAGTTCGCGAGCCAGAAGGGGCGCTACATCAAGCCGGGCCTGTCGTGGGGCGACGGGGGCAACTACGTGCCGTCCCGTACCCGGAGGTTCCGGGAGGACCAGATCCACGCTGCCGCGACCTTGAGCATCCGCAGAACGGGGCGCTCGCGACGTCGTGGGGGGGCCGGTGTTACCCCGCTGCGCACCCCGAGGGTTCGTATCTCCAAGGAAATCGAGCCGAAGCATTTCATCAAGGAGGGTGCTGAGGCAGGCTTTGCGAAGTACAGCCAGCCCCTCCGCGATGCAGCGCGAGCGACCTTCGACCGCAAGCGTTAGAACAACCTCAGACTGAGGCGCCATGACGACGACACTCATCACGAACACACCATCAGGAGGCCGGTCGTGAGCATCCGAGCAGGTCAGATCCTCCACGCCGCGAACCGGCGCGGGTTCGTCATCGACCGCATCCAGACGGGCGGTCCCGGGGATCTCAACATCCCCACTGAGAAGATCAACGAGTTGGGCAACTTCCGCTCGGTGGCGACGGTACGTGACGTCCCTGATCTCTCCTTCAACCTTGACATGCTGAACGTGGGCACCGAGGTCGAGGAGATCCTCACCGACAAGGTCGGCGAGACGGGTCCCTTCGAGTTCAACGTCACCGTCCCCATGGACATCATCTCCCCGTGGAAGACCAGCGAGGGGGAGTACGCGGTCGTTCACGGCGTGGTCATCCCTCAGCTTTACCTGGAGTCGGTGGCCTACGCCTTCGGCCTCGAGGACAACGCGGGCCAGACCTTCACCTTGGTCGGCGACTCGATCTTCTACACCCCGGGCACTCCGGCGTTGATGGAGGCTACGGGCGACGACATCGAGACCGACTTCACCTTCGAGGACGACCTCAACGGTGACGGCACTCCGGTGTCCGTCACTGCCTTGCTCTACGTCGAGCAGGGCATCGACCAGTACGCGCTCAACGTCTCGGTCGATGGCGAGCGCATGACCCCGGACTCGGGGACTCCGCTCGCGCCCGAAGGCGACGGGGACTACACCCAGGACGAAGACGGCGTCTACTTCGCCACGGCGCCCGCCACTGGGGCGACGATCCGCATCGCCTTCGCGCACTCGTCGTCGTCCACCTGGGATGCCGACGTTCACGAAGGCGTGGCGGTCAAGCCTGCGGCGATCCGGGGCAAGGACATCAACGTCTTCATCAACGGTGGCCGCTGGACGGACGTCCAGAGTGTTGCCGTGGACTGGTCGGTGACCCTCGAAGAGGACATGGAGTTCGGTAACCCACGTGCGGTTGCTCGTGACTTCACCGACGTGCCCGAGGTGACCGGCAACATCGTCATCAAGCCCCGCAGCATCGAGTCGTTGTTCACCAAGCTCCGCGAGGTCGCGGGCATCGCGGCCTCCACGGAGGTCATCGGTCCCCAGAGCTCGGAGGCCGTCACCCTTGAGATCCGGCTCCAGAACCCAGGTTCGGGTGGGACCGAGGCCAGCGCGGCTGGCGAGGTGCTCAAGACCCTCTACGTCCCGGACGCGCGCTTCACCCTGCCTGGCTACGAGGGGGCGGTCGAGACCAAGATGGAGAACACCATGAACTTCGAGTCCGACGAA